ACAAATGGGGATACATTTGCAGCTGAAGATGGTTCTAATGATGATTTGGTAACTACATTAGTTTTATTTGGTTGGTTAGTAGATCAACAGTATTTTAAAGAATTGAGTAATCAGAATATTCGGGAAAAGTTATATCAAACTAAAATGGATTCTATAGATGATATGACAATCCCTTTCGGTATTATTGATGATGGATTGGATGAACGGTATGAACTTATGCCCGATGGTGAATTGTGGGAAAAAGTTAATACATCTAACAGGTAAAATCTATATCAATATTAAGAATGTATAAAGGAGAAATCAAATGGCTTTTCAAGTATCACCGGGAATTAATGTTTCCGAACAAGATTTAACAACTGTTGTACCAAATGTCGCAACAACGATTGGTGCTATGGCTGGTGGATTTCAATGGGGTCCTGTTTTAGAAAGAGTACAGATATCAACTGAAAATGATTTAGTTGATATTTTTGGTAAACCAAATGCAGATACATACACATGGTTTTGGACTGCAGCTAACTATCTTGCATATGCAAACAACTTATGGGTTGTTAGAAATGTAGCAGCGTCAGCAAAAAATGCTGTTGTTGGAGATACGGATGCAGGAACAGCAGTTACTGTTAATAATAAAGACGCATATGATAGTATTACATTTACAGATCAAGCATTTGTTGCAAAGTATCCCGGAGTATTAGGAAATAGTTTGAAGGTTCGTGCTATTGATTCTAATGGTTGGGGAGATGCCACAATTAATGCAGACTTTCTTGCAAACTTTGACAGAGCTCCCGGAACATCAACTGATGTTGGTAATGCTGGTGGTTCAGAAGATGAGATGCATATACTTGTTCAAGATGAAGATGGTCTTTGGACAGGAATACCTGGGTATGTTTTAGAGAAACATGCTTTCGTAAGTAAAGCATCTGATGCAAAGAAAATTGATGGTGCTTCAAATTATTGTGTAGATGTTATGCGCAACGAATCTAAATATGCATATGTTGGTTTGGTAACTAAGTTTACTGAAAATTCAACTGGTGCAGGTACAAATGCTGGTCAGCCAAAAGCTGGAGCAACTTTCAAAACTTTTAATAGTGCAACTGCTGCTGAAGCAATTATTGGTGGGTCTATGACTCTTGGTGTTTCAGGAGATACACAAACAGATGCATTGCTTCAAGCAAGTTATGCATTGTATCAAACACCAGAAGTTATTGATATTACTTTATTGTTAGGTGGAGCATCTTCTACAACGACAGGTCGTTGGATTGTAGATAACGTAGCTGCTACACGAAAAGATTGTATGGCATTTGTATCACCTCTAATGGCTTCTGTTGTTAATAATTCAGGTTCGGAAATTACAGCACTTACGACAGACAATACTGCTCTTGGTTCTTCTAGTTATGCAGTAATGGATAGTGCATGGAAATATCAGTATGACCGATATCGAGATGTATTCATGTATGTTCCGATGAATGGTGACATGGCAGGACTATGTGCAAGAACAGATTATACTAATGATGCTTGGTGGTCACCTGCTGGTTTAAATCGTGGATCAATCAAGAATATTGTTAAACTTTCTTGGGAAGCTACTAAAGCAAATCGTGACACAATGTATCCTATAAGTATTAATCCAATTATTACTATGACAGGTCAGGGTGTAGTTCTTTGGGGTGACAAGACAATGCAAGTAGTTCCAAGTGCATTTGATCGAATTAATGTACGAAGATTGTTTATTGTTCTTGAGAAAGCAATTTCTATTGCAGCAAAGGCTATGTTATTTGAGTTTAATGATGAGTTTACAAGAGCACAGTTTACAAATATGGTTTCTCCTTTCTTACGAGAGGTACAGGGTCGCCGTGGTATTACAGACTTTAAGGTAGTATGTGATAGTTCTAATAATACTGGACAGATTATTGATACAAACCAATTTGTTGGTGATATATACATCAAGCCAGCAAGGTCTATCAATTATATCCAGTTGAACTTTATAGCCGCGAGAACTGACGTTTCTTTTTCAGAAATTGGTGGTTAATCTTATAAATATATACATAACTTAAAGGAGTAATAAAATGTCAACAATTTCAAACTTTAGTAGCAGATTTAAGGGTGGTGTACGACCCAATCTGTTTACTTGTAATCTCACAATGCCAGGAGCAGTAGGTCATTTAAGTCGTGATTTTTCTTTTCATTGTAAAGGAACTTCTATGCCTGCTTCTACAGTTCCTACGATTGATGTGAACTATCTTGGTCGTGCGTTGAAAGTGCCTGGTGATCGTTCATATGAGGATTGGACTGTAACAGTATTTAATGATATTGATATGGATATTCGTCATGCGTTTGAAGGATGGATGCACAAGATACAAAATCATGGTGCTAATCATCAACATTCAGTAAAGCATGAGGATATTTATGGTACGGGAACAGTTACACAATTAAGACGAGATGGTTCAGCTGTTTCTACTTATGAGTTAGAAGTTGTTCCAACTTCAGTTGCTGCTATTGATCTTGCATGGGAATCTAATGATGCTGTTGAAGAATATGCAGTAACATTCTCAGTTAATTATTGGGTACCGAAACGTGGTGGATTTAATATGCCAAGTGGTGGTTCAGATAATACGAGCTGGCATATCGAAGCAGGTTCAAGTGGTATCTCTGGTGGAGTTAGTGCTGGTGGTATCAGTATTGAATTTTAATTGATTCTATTAACAACAGGGGTGAGTTTCTCACCCCTGTATTATTATGAAAAAAAACAAGGGAACAATTTATGGCAATTGAATTATTTGGTTTTGAAATAAAATCTAAGAAAGAGAAAAAGGGTAAAACTTTTGTAACACCAGAAAATCTTGATGGTGCAACTACAGTAGTTGATGGTGGAGGAATTTTAGGGCATTATTTAAATACAGATGCAGATGCAAAAAATGAAAAGGTTTTAGTTCAAAAATATCGTGAAATGAGTTTTTCACAAGAAGTTGATGGTGCTGTAGAAGATATTATTAATGACGCAATTATTCAAGAAGAAGGACAACCTTCAATAGCTCTTGACTTGTCATCATTAGATTATACAGACAGTATTAAAGATAAGATACATGCTGAGTTTACTACACTTCTTGATCTATTGGATTTTAATTTAAACGGAGCAGATTTATTTAAGAAATGGTATATTGATGCAAGATTATATCATCATATTGTTATTGATACTGCCAGACCGAAAGATGGTATTAAAGAGTTAATTCCGATTGATCCTTTAAATATTGAAAAAATAAGAGAAGTTAAGAAAACAAAAAAGAATGGTGTTGAAGTAGTAGAAGATGTTCAAGAATATTATGTTTATACACCTGAGCAGATGAATGTTGGTTCATGGCAACAAGGAGCAGTTAGTCAATTTGGGGCTGTTCAGGTTGCACCCGATGCAATCTCATATGTTCATTCTGGTTTAATTGATTCAGTAAAACAAATTGTTGTTGGTTATTTATTTAAAGCAATTAAACCGTGGAATCAATTACGGATGATTGAAGATGCACTTGTTATCTATAGATTAGCAAGAGCTCCTGAACGAAGAATATTTTATATTGATGTTGGTAATTTACCTAAATTGAAAGCAGAACAATATCTGCAACAGGTAATGAATCGTTATAAACAGAAAATGATTTATAACGCATCATCGGGAGAAGTTGAAGATCAACGAAAACATCTTTCAATGTTGGAAGATTTCTGGTTGCCAAGACGAGAAGGTGGTCGTGGTACTGAGATCAGTACACTTCCTGGTGGACAAAATCTTGGTGAAACAGATGACATAGAATATTTTAGAAAGAAACTGTACAAGTCTTTGAATGTTCCAATCTCAAGAATAGAGGGAACCGATTCGACACAGTTTAATCTTGGAAGAGCTTCTGAGATTACAAGAGATGAAGTAAAGTTTGGAAAGTTTGTTGGTCGTTTACGACATAAATTTTCTCATCTCTTTACAGAACTACTTAGAGTCCAATTAATTCTTAAAGGTATTATTAAAGAAGAAGATTGGTTTAGTATTAAAGACCGTATTAGATATGTATGGGCAAAAGATTCTCATTTTATGGAGTTAAAAAATTCTGAGATGTTGAGAGATCGTTTTGAATTGTTGTCAATGGCTGAGGAGTATGCTGGTAAGTATATTTCTGTTGAGTATTTGAGAAAAAATGTATTACAGCAGACTGATGAGCAGATGAAAGAAATTGATAAACAAATTGCAAGTGAGCAACCAGTAGAAGATGAAGATGAGGATGAAGAAGATGAGGAATTCTAAAACACATCAAACTATGAAATCTATTTTAAAAGTTAAAACTCAAAGTTTTTTAGAAAGTAAAAAACAAAAAATATTTCAAGATATATTAGATACAGAAATTGAAGAAAGTGTAAAAAATATTTCTAGTAAAAGTGAAGATCAAGTAAAGCGGTGGATAAAAGAAGGAACCCTTACTGATAAGTTGTTAGTTTGTGCAATTAAAAATGTAATGAAAGAGAGGATCAAAAATGGTTGATATTACAAGCAATATTTTAAAAAATATTTTTAGTAAAAAACTTAGTAAAGCAAAAGAAGGTATTGCAAAAAGTTTAAGAAACAAATCATTTAAAGCTATTGAAGATTATAAGAATAGTTTTAAATTTGATTTGCCGGGTACAGCGGATAAAACTGCATCTACACCATCAACATCAGAGGCAGATAAATGAAAACTTTTAAACAACATTTAAAAGAAGCTCTTGATGATGTAAAAAGAGCTAACCGGGAAAAAGAAAGTGCTTTAAGAAAAACCAATAAAGATAAAGAAGCTGCAGTTCGTAGAGCTGAGATGGATAAAGAGCAAACAAAACGAAGAGCAGAAAGAGAAAAAGAATCAGAAAAACAAAGAGCACAAGATAAGAAAGAAAGTCTTGTTCAAAAAGTAATGGAGTATATTAAATCAGATGGCGTACGAAGGAAGTGTGCTGGTGGTGACGGTCGAAGAACTGAAAACCATGATTGTGATAAAGTTCATTCTGATATGTCACATAAAGAATGGGAAGCATCACAAGACACTCCGAAAGATGAAGGTAAAGATGGTGGAACAGGTGATAAAGAAGCTTATAAAAAATTCTTTGATGCAAAATTAAAAAAATATGGAGTAACTAGTCCTTCTCAATTAAAAGGTGATGATAAGAAAAAATTCTATGATGAAATAGATGCAGAGTGGGAAGGTGATAATGAAACAGATTGATGACATGATTGATGATATTCTTGATGAAGTAATGAGTAAAACAGCACGGATGAAAAAATCAAGATTGATGAGAGCAAAGGGAAAACAGATTGCTCGCAAACGAAAAATTGCTATGAAACGAAAAGCGGATCCTGAGAAGTTAAAAATACGGGCTGTAAAGAAAGCAAGAGAACTTGTTGCTAAGAAAATTTTAAAAGATAGAAGTAAATCTGATTTATCTATTGCAGGAAAAGAAGCATTAGAAAAAAAATTAGCAAAGAAGAAAGCTGTTATTGCAAAAATTGCAAAGAGAATTTTACCAAAAGTCAAAAAGGCAGAAGCTGAACGAATTAAGAAATTAAGGAGTAAAGACGAATGAAATTAATAACTGAACATACTAATGAGATTGAGTATATTACCGAAGGTAAAGGTAAAGAGCAATACATTAAAGGTATCTTTATGCAAGCTGATATTAAAAATCAGAATGGTAGAGTATATCCAAAAGAAGTATTGCAAAAAGAAGTAAGTAACTTTAATAATAAATATGTTAAAGAGGGAAGAGCTCTTGGAGAACTTGGTCATCCGATGGGTCCTGTTATTAATTTGGATCGTGTTTCTCATGTTATTAAAGAGCTGACTGAAGATGGTAAGAATTTTATTGGTAAAGCAAAAGTAATGGACACGCCTAATGGTAAGATTGTAAAAAACTTTATCAGCGAAGGTGTTAAACTTGGTGTATCTTCCAGAGGTATGGGAAGTGTTAAAACTAATAAAGAAGGTGTTAATGAAGTACAGAAAGACTTTGTTCTTTCGACTGTAGATATTGTTGCTGATCCATCAGCACCAGATGCGTTTGTAAATGGAATTATGGAAGGTAAAGAATGGATTTGGGAAAATGGTGTTATTAAAGAACAAGATATTAATAGTATGAAGAAAACTATCGAGAATGCAAAATCGAGGGAATTGGAACAGAAAAAGATAGAAGTTTTCACCAAATTCCTTCAAAATCTTTAATGTTATAAATATTATAACGATAAATTACTTTTAGGAGATTAACAATGGCAAGAAAAATACTCACAGATGATGGAAAACTTGAAGATGAGGTTGAAATGGATGAAGCGAAAAGTGCTAATAAA